CAACAAGCAACTTAATCAAATCATTAAAGAGAAGAGAAAGTTAATCAAGGAATTACGTTCTAAGATCGAGGATGTTGTTGAGAGAAGTAAGGTCCTGAAAGACCATCTCAAGAACGTTCGATCGGAGCTTATCAACACTCAACAACTTATTGATGACAAAAATAAAGAAATCGAGACTGAGCCAAGTTCCACGCTCGAGCAAAGACTCGAGGACTACTTCTGTGAAAACAGAAGTGTATGTGACGTATTTGAACGTCGCATTCAGCCGTTCTTCTTAGAACGGTTCCTGGGCGCGCGTAGCGCGCCCACATTTCTCTCAGATTTGTGTCCGAGAGACCAGCAGCAAGTGCTGCTGAGAAACCTTTACGTAAAGGTATCCGAAGTCTTCAAGAGAAGACTGCGACAGCGCCTTGACGCTGGTCGCCTAAACCAGGTACGTTCCTGGTTTCACACTGCCACAGCGGCGGTGCTCGCGTACTATTGTACGTCGGACAATCCGAGCGAAGCTCAGGTTGATCGTCTAACGCGTTGGGCGTTAGAGAACTGTGCGAATAACTACGCACAGTTCCAATCAGACTTCAAAAGTCTGAAGAAGGGCATGCGTAAATCGTTTGCCCTCACCGGCAGGATCGATTCCTACCGGCCTATGGCACACATGGTGCCGTACTACGACCTCTACCGTTCAAAGGTAGGGTTCGAGTCTCCAGCTGAGCTGGGACGCTACGTCTTAACCTGGTGTCAAACCAGAGCGACGGGCATGGCGGATCATGTAATGATCCGCAATTCTCTTGAAAAGTTCAAGAGAACGGTACAGGAACCCTCTGAAAGGGTTTTAATCCCTGAACCGTACCTCCTGGATGCTACCAGGATGGCCGTTAACACCATGGGTGTTAACGCAGTCGTATCGGTCGGTACGACTGCTTGCCTCGAAAGTTCTCGGGGCAAGGGGGGAAAGACGGCTTTCCTCCGAGACACGCTTGCAAAAAAGCGTGTCCTGCGTTTCACTTATAACATGGAAACGCTCGAGCCGAGTGCAATTGAGCCTCGGCCGGTCAGGACACCTGCGGATGTCCTGAGCTGGGCCGTACAAACGGTCCTGCACCACCCCACTTATGTGAGGTGCGTGAGGGTTCACAGCGTTGTAGAACCCTCGAAGGCGCGTACAATCACCGTCGCGCCTTACGCCTATCAAGTGATCATGGGCGTCCTGGCACACATGTACCAGGCGACTTTACAACATAAGCATGTAAAGTCAGGGCTTAAAGCGGACCGACATCTATGGCGGTTCGTACAAAAAGTCCTCAATCCGCAATCAGCGGAATGGCAGCACCTTCCTGAAGGGGCTACGATCTATGCGTTGAGCACAGATCTTTCCGAAGCCACAGACTTTGGAAATCTGACTGTGAGCAGTCAGATATGGCAGTTTTTAATAAAGCTGTCATCGGTGCACGAGGGATTCCCACGCGCACTGGCTGTACTGGGCAAGACCCTGTACAACGGGAACAGATTCTTTTTTGTTCCTGACCAGCTGGGAAACTACCAGCTGGTATCCAGACGAAGAGGCTGGATGATGGGTGACATGATGACCAAGGTCATACTCACCATCGCTCATGACGCAATATGCCGCATGAGCCGCCTACAAGTGTACAGCCTTGTAGGCGATGATGAAATCGCACTAAGTGCGTCAGTTCATCAATTGTCGACACAGATCGACAATCTTCAGACGATTTTTAAAGTGTCTGAAGAGGACACGTACATTTCGTGTCATCTCGCATTCTATTGCGAGGAGGGGACGCTAGTGCCACAAAGGGCATCGTCCTCCAACCACGTACAAATGAGACGTGGTGAGGAGCTATCATACTTGGATTATCCAAGGTTCAGGCTCCTCCTACCCCAGATATCTGAGGTAGATGCCTACTCGATGAGCAATTCCGGTAGGTTCGCGCTCCTAGGGAAGGAGTCGCGTTGGGTTGACAACGTCAACCCAAAGGCGCGCAAGTATTTCACTCGCGCGTCTCTCCTGCAGCACATTCTGGTGCCACAGGAGCCGGACTGTATCAGTCCGTACATCCCCATAGAAATCGGGGGTGATGGGGCCATGCCCCACTCGCCAGGATTCCTGGCGAGAGTCGTTGCGGACAAGTCTCGCAACGCTAGGGAGGTCATGTACAGAATGTCCTCCCTGATGTCCGGTACAACCGGACATCGGTACGTGCGATCTGATCGCACGGACAAGGTGGTGCATAAACACCACCTGTACCTCCCAAAGATGGAAGGGCTGCGGGAACTTCTTCCCGCAGACTCCGTGATTAAACCTAACACGGAGGAGGGGCTGCTTTTACTGCGGTCCCTTAAGGTGGACAATATATGTACACCTGAGCGAGCTTTCTTTAAACTCGCTAAAGCGGCCTATTATAGGGCGCTTCTGGCAGGCATGGACCCGCCAGAGCCGGTATTCAGCCTCGAGAGGCAATACTCGGCCGGGCATACGGATGATCCGTACGTCAACTTCCCTGACTTTTTGGAGGCATGGAAGAATCCTGGATTCGTCTTCCAGGATAGCTACGATTACTTCGTAGACATGGAGGCCTTAGGTCTCCACAACCCAATGCAATTGGGTTGGCGTTTTGGACCAACGGCCCAAATACGCTCTGGGGAATTGTTTTCCCAGTGGGTCAGGGACAACCTGACTCTGGAAGACCAGGGTCTTCCCGATGTCCTGGATTCAATCCGGAACATGAGGCCACTACCGGAATGGGTAATGGCCCGGCTCAATTTGTACATTGAGTCCGACAACTACATCATGATGCAGTTGCGTAACCGGGGGTCGTACCCCCGGTTCATTCTTGTCGTCACGCGCGACAAGAAGCTTTGCATACGGATGCAAAGGTGGTTGACCGCTAACGGTCATACCTCGAACATTATTTTGTTCGATCCGGCCATCTACATGATGGGCCGTCTGACTGACATAGAGTCGGTCAGAGTCTTCTCATGGTATAAACCATTTGAAGGAGACGTCGAGTTCATGCTCGACCCTGGAGCTATGCTCCACGTGGACTACACTGAGTTCACGGATGGCTTCCCGAACGAGGAAGACTACTTCGATAGACCTATCGAAGTATTGGATGCAGTACCACGTCATCCAGATGTGGTACTCGTGCGCTTAGCGCACGCACGTGCCTAGAGGCACGGTACTCATGCATAGCATGGGTCTCACGGCTTAAACCAACACTGGTAGCCGCGGATTCTGGGTTTTCACCCGTTTACATTGAGTCCGACAACTACATCATGATGCAGTTGCGTAACCGGGGGTCGTACCCCC